TCGCCGATGCCCTCGCAGATGGGGCACGGGCCGCCCGCGACGCTCCACGCCTTGGTCGCCACGCCTTGCTGTTCCCATGCTTGGCGGTTGCCCTCGCAGTACGCCATGGCCGTCTCGGTCCTGGCGATGCGAACGGCCTGCCACTCAGTGAGGTCGGGGGCCACCTCGCGGATGGCGTCCCGCAGGTCGGCGATGCTGGTGCCCGCGGCCAGTTGCTTCTCGATGGCGACGGCCACGTGGCCCTTGAGCGTTTCGGGGATCGTCTTGGCCAGTTCGAGGCCGCGGTTACGGACGTACGACATGGCCGTCTCGCTGGCGACGTTGAACGCGCCGTCGTCGGGGTCCATGCCGATCTTGGCGAGGCCGTCCATCGCACCCGTTCGCAGCATGTCGGCGACGAACCGATCGGCGATCTTGTTGAGGTCCGCGATGGCGGCGTTGTCGGGCATCTGCACGATGCCGGTGTCGTTGATCATGCTCGGCACGGCCGTCGTGTACCAGCCGGTCAACGCCGACAGGAATCGGCGGAACAGCGAACTGCCCACGGTCGGCACGCCGGTCGCCTCGTCCCACAGCGTCGCGGCTTTGTACTTGCGGGGCACGCGGGGCTTGGTGGCCATCGACTTGACAACACCAGCCGTAGCCTCGCCGGCCTGCTCCGGGCTGAACGACTGCAGGGGCATGAAGATGCCGTCCAGCACTTCGGTCGTCACCGTTGGGAAGGCCGCCGTCGCAATGGCCATTGCGGTTTCCAGCGGCAGTTGTCCCGTCGTCACCTGCTGGGCCAGTTCGACCAACGCCTGCACCTGCGCACCGTTGAGCGCCGTGGCCGCCACGTTGGTCGCCGCTTGGGCTGCAGATGCGGCGGTGGTGTTGCCCTCCACTTCGGGGGCGTCTTCGGGGGTGACTTCGGGGGCGTCTTCGGGGGTCGGCTGCTCGACGTCCACCGACGCCTCGCCAACGTCCTCGCTGGGCATGTCCTCGGCCTTCGCCGGCGGGCCCGCGCCGAAGATGCCCATCGGGGCCGGCGCCTCGGTCTGCCGATAGCGCATCAGGTTCTGCTCGTCCGGCAGCGCCTCAAGGTCCATCACCGCGCGGTACTCGTTGGGCGTGATGATGCCCTGCGCCTCGGCCGCCCGCAGTTCCGTCGCCAAGGCGATTTGATCGTCCTGCGTCGGGTCGTCGAAGCAGAACCACATCTCGCCGGGTTCGACGCCGTAGTGGGGGAGCAGCAGTTCGGTCAGTTCGCCCGCGAGCGTGGCCAGCCGCGGGGCGATCGTGTACCGCATGTACTGGGCGTTCGCCACCGTCGCCGACGCGAGGTTGGCCGAGTTGAGCCGGTAGATCGGCTCGGGGATGCCAGCGGCGTCGTAGATCCGCTTCTCGGTCGTGGTGATGCCCTCGACGTACTGCATTTCGTGGGGCTTGGTGCCGTACTGGATCAACTCCGTGTCACGCAGCAGCAGGATCGACCCCGCCTTGCCGACGCCCCTGGTGCTCTGGTTGAGGTGGGCATTAATCTGCCGCATTTGGGCGTCGGTCGTGGTCGGGGCCGCCTTAAACACCATGCCCGGCATGCCACCGTTGAGCCACCGCTGGGCCTCAGCCTGGAGGGCCGCGGCTTCCATGTCGGTCTCGGCCATGACGCTGAACAGCCAGGACATGCCGCCCGCGGGGTGCACGGGGCTGCCGTGCTGCCGCAGGTACACCACGTCCTCGGCCGCGATCCGCATGGGGTCCGACCGATTCCTGCCGTAGTAGTACCCGGCAATGAAGCCCGTGTCGGACAGCATCGGCCATGCAAACTGCGAGGGCAGGATGTACGCCGACACCGGCACGCCGTTGACCTTCTCGCCCACGTAAAGGTACGCGCGGCCCGCCACTTCCTTGAACCAAAAGAGCATGTGCAGCCACATGCTGCCGGTGTAGATCGGGTCCGGGTTCTGCAGCAGGTCGAGCACCGGGTGGTCCAGCACCTCCTCGACCTCGTCGCCCGCCCGGTTGGCGTACGTGGCCGCCTTGCCGATGAGCGACTTGACCCGCCCGCGGTTGGTCGCGTGCTTGGTCAGCCGACGATCGGCCACCTTCCGCCCGGCCTTGGCGATGCCCGTGCCGGTCTTGCGGAACAGCCGCAAGGTCTGGCCCGACAACACCGTGGCGTTGATCGTCGCCGCGCGGTAGGCCGTGCCCGTGATGCCGCGCGTGACCAGTTCGTAGTCGCGCCCCGTGTTCTGGTTGTTGTACGAGGTCGACGACTCGCCCGGGATGAGCGACGCCGACACCCACGCGCCGGGAATCTCGCGCTGGTCGGGTTCAATCGCCTTCTTGGTGGTTCGCTTTGCCATGGTGGTCATGCCCATCCGCGTGTGTCGGTCGCCTCGTCCAGTGTACCCGCGTTATCGACCCGCCCAACCCATGCGCCCATCGACGCCTTGGGCCCGTCGAAGTACATGCACGCGTATCGCAGCGCGTCAAGGCCGTCGTCGTTGGCCTTGATCGGCTCCTCCTTGGCCGCCTTGCCGTCCTGACCTGGCGGGTAGCAGTACGCGTCGAACTCGGCGAGTGTCGAGGTCGGCCGCTTGGCGTTGTACAGGTCCGCGTCCGTCTCGACCGTGCAGCCGTCGAGCAGGTACAGCCGTGGCCGTCCGTCGCCTTGCACCAGGAGCCGCCCGTGCACCGAGTCGCGGCCCGTCCGGTGGTCCTTATTGGCCGCCACGGTCTGGATGCCCGCCGACGCGAGCGTGGCCCGGTCCTCGGCGTCGTGGTCGGTCACCGTGGCTAGGTACGTCTCGCTGGCGGACAGGGCGACGATCTGCTTGGCGTGGTCGGCGACCGTCCGCTTCGAGCGGTACACCTCGCGGTAGAGGTACATGCGGCCGTCGCCGTCGATCGCCCACCACTGGCAGACGAACGGGTGCACGTACCCGAAGTCGATAGACCTGATCTTGGGCCATGACTCCCAGCCCGGCGGCATGGCCTTGACCACGTGGATGGTCGGGTCGAACTCGGGGTAGACCAGACCCTCGGCCGCGGCCCAACGCCCGTCGAGCAGCCGGGCACGGCGATGCCCGCTCAGCGACTGCAGCGTGGCGATGTACTTCTGGCCCGCCGGCGTCCAGTCGCCCTTGGCCTCGTCCCACAGCATCGGGTTGTCCTTGTGCCGCGACTCGTAGACGGCCATCTGCCCGCGGTCGGCCCGCCGCTTGAGCCAGTGGCTCGGGGCCGCGGGGTTGCAGTCCGCGATGATCTGGTGGTACGGGCCCTTGCCGTTGCGAAGGCGGGTCGTCAACTTCTCCCAATCGTCCTCGCTCAACTCGGTGGCCTCGAACGCCGCGATCAGGTCGTACTCGGTGCTCATAATCCGGTCGGGGTTGTCGAGCCCGCCGACCACCAGCGTCGAGCCGTTGTCGTAGTCGTACGCCGACCTGGTGCGTCGTGCCTGATTGGTCAGCGTGCACCCCGCCTGCACCACCTTGCCCTCGAATGTCACTAGCACGCTCTCGGTCATCGACGCCCGCGTCTTGCGGACGATCAGCCCGCGGGTCTTGGGGTACTTGAGCAGGTACAGGTGCACCTTCTCAAGAATCGCGCGGGTCTTGCCCGTGCCCGCCGGGCCCGGCACCAGCACCTCGGGCGACTTGCTCTTCCACACGGCCAAGGCCGCGCCGAACGGTTCGTAGTCCATCACACCTCGTCGATGGGGGCCCGCTTGCCGTACATCTGGACCGCCTGCGTCGGCTTGCCCGCGTCCATTCTGGCGTTCTTTTCGGCCTCAATCTCGGCCGTCAGGTTGTCGCCGTCCATGGTCCGCAGCACGCTCGCCGCCTTGATGGCGTCCGAGTCGTCCGGGCTCGCCGTGGCGATGTCAACCAGCCGATCGACGATCTTGGGCCGCATGTGCTCAGGGATCGGCCACCGGTGCTTGAGGGCCCGGGCCACCATGCGGGCGTCCTCATGGGCATGGTGCGGGTCAGCCAGGAGCCCGGAGTCGGTCGCCGCCGGCTCGGTCGATGCGGGCACGATGGCCCTTGATCCCACAATCGTCGGCTCGACTGTCATGACCAAACTGTATCAGCGGCCTTGCCTGTCGGCCTTGATCGCCTCCAGCAGGCCCTCGATCCGGCCCAGCCTAGAGCCGAGTTCGATCAGGGCCCCGTCGACCTTCGCCTGCGTCGCCGCGGTGGCGTCCACGGCCTTGGTCGCCAAGTCAAGGGCACGGGCCGCCGTCGCCCTTGCGTCCCACATGACCGCCGCCACCGTCAGCAGCGTGGCGCCGCCAGCGATCCACTGGCCCGGCGTGCCCTTGCCGACGATGTGCTTGTTCGCATCGACCGTAATGGACTCGCTCATGGCTTAGCCGCCTTCTTGATGCCCAACGACTTCTGCACCTGGTCGACCACGCGACGGGTGTACTTGTTCTGCACGCTGTTCGCCACCGACGCGAATGCTTGCCAGTCGGCGATGGTCCCCTTGCCCGCCTCGATCGTGGTGACCAGTTGCTGGGCCGCCAAGTGCTCCTTGAGCAGTTTCCAGCCGAGCACCAGGCCGACCAGCACGAGGCCCGTAATGGCGATGGCCGCGCGGTACGCGATGATCCACTGGCCCGCCACACACGCCGCGAAGATGCCGAGGCCCGTCACCACGGCGTTGATCGACCGCAGCCACACGCCGCCGACGACGGCCAACCCAAGGCCCGCGACGGCACCAAACGTCAGCAGCCGCGACAACAGCCCGTCCTTGGCTTCCTCGAGTTCGGCGATCCGCTTGCTGGCATCGGCGAGGTCCGCCTCGGCCTTGGCCAGTTGCTCGGCGCCGGCGGCGATGCCGGTGCCGGTGGCCTCAAGCGTGCCTGCCACGCTGTTGAGTCGGGCGACTCCGGTGGCGATGGTCTGGGTTTCGGCTGACAGAGCGGGGGCCGCGGCCTCGATCCTGCGGTTTGCGGTGTCGATCGTTGCCGCGGCTCCCCGAACTTCCACGGCGGCGGCCTTGGTCGCCTGCGTCGCGGCCGGAAGGCCGCCACCCGACGCGGACGCTGCCGCCTTGCCCTTGCACCCACAAGCCGACGCCACCGCGAAAGCGATGGCGACGGCGTACCACAGTGTTGCTCGGTTCGTCATGCGGTCAGTGTACCGACTTTGCCCGCCGCAGTCTGGTCGCGTCCACCCGCAGCGTCTGCCCGTCGTCGAGCAGGATGGTGGCGACCAGCACAGACGGCTCTGGATGCCACGGGACGCACGCGAGCAGCGTTCCCCTCCTGACGTACTGCTTGCCGCCCATTGTCTTCCAGACGGCCTGCACGGGCTGCCCGATGGGCATGGCCTTGACCCGTGCCTTGGCCTTCGCCTCGGCCTTGCGGCGTTCGACCTGGTGCGTCCTGTCGGTGGTCTTGGTGCGGCAGGCGTCAAGGGACGGGACCCACGCCGATTCCGGGGAATGGGCGCGAATCTTGGGCACTGGTTACGTGCCTCCCAAGCGGTCGAGCCTGGTGTCCAGTTCCGTGAACAGCCACAAGGCGTCGTTGTAGCCCCGGATCACCCGGTAGACGCCGCCCGCCGCTTCCCAGCGTTCCGCCCAGTCCCGCTGCGTGGCGGTCTGGCGGCCTGTGTCGGTCTTGATTTCCATGGCTACGGGCACGCCGCGGTAGACGCCGATCAGGTCGGCCGTGCCCGCCTCGGCGCCACGGATGAGGCGGTCGGCGATGGTGAACGTGCCGGCCTGGACGCGGACGAACGCGGCCCGGTCGCCCATCTGCGTGATGGCGAGTCGGACCTGCTTCGTGACGTTGTTCTCGGCTCGGCCCATGCACCACTGTACTGGGTCACTTGGCCTCCTTCGCCCGCGTCAGGGAACCGCTGGCGTCAACCTCTTTCTTGGCTTTCTCGACGTCATGGCGGTGGCTGTAGTCGTCGCACATATCCATGACTTCAAGCAGTTCATGCCAAGTGTCGGCATCTCGCCACGCCCTGACCTCCGCCGCAAGCACGTCGCGGTCGGCCTCGGCCTGTGCCGCACGCTCGATCAGCCGCTGAACCTCGGCTTCAAGCCACCGCACGCGAGCAAGCAGAGCCATGGTGTCGTCGTCTGTCATTCGGCCTCCTTCGCCTTGGTCACAACTTCCCCTTCGCATCCAAGATCGCCACGATAATCTGGTCGATGGCCCGCTCCGACATTCGGATCGGCTTGCCCGCCAGGTACGCCGTGACGTTCGCTCGGTTCATCCACGGAGCCCGCCGGCGAATGTCCTTGGGGTGCAGGCCTTTCGCCATGTCGATGATGACGGCTTGCAAGGATCGCGGCGGCTCGGGCGTCTGGTTGCGTGGCATGGTATTCGATCGTATCACCATACCCGGTTCACCAGCGCGGGGTTGCCGTACCGCGTCGGCTTGGTGTCGGGCCCGGCCTTGACCAGTTCCCAGTTGCGGAGCCGCGACATGGTCGCCGTAACGCTTGATGGCGGCCAGTCGGGAAACGCACAGATCAGGTCGTCGTCGATGATGCCGTTGTCGCCGGCGTCGCACACGGCCTGGAGCAGGAACTCCAGCCGGAGCCGGAATCGGTCGGACTCGGCCAGCCGCTCGGCCACCCACCGCGAGGTGATGGGAGCGTCGCCTCGGACGATGGGCGATTTGGGACGGATCGAGGCGAACCGGCGCCACGCGTCATCGATCCTGGCCTGCAGCGGTCTGTCGTCGAACAGGTTTCCCTCGGTCATTGCTTTTCTCCTTCGGGCCTCAGCCCTGCTTTCACCTTCGCCACTTCCAACCGTTCCTC